CAGGCAAAGATATCTGACGAGTAAAATCAGCTGGAATAACACCCAAGTCAAAAAGACCTGTAACGTTATCCGATAACTTTATTTCTTCATCAGCAAAAAGGTCTAAGATTTCACCATTTGCTACTAGTTTGAAAATAAAACCTTGCGTTGTAACTACTCCCATTATATGATTAATTTATAAGATTGTCCCCAATCAAAATCAAATGCGTATTGTACTAACTTATCGTTTACACCTGTTTTGAATGTAACCGAATCAGTTCTAATTGTAATAGGTCTTACTGTTTCAGTTGTTGATGTTTGTTCATATACCCAATAGATTTCATCTGCTACTAACAATTGTTTTAATATATTATTGTAATCATCATCCATATAGTCAGAATTAACACTTAGTGTTTGCTTACTATCTGAAAGATAATTTAAGTTAGAGCTATCATAATTTTGATAAGATAAACCAGTACCTTGCCACGTTCCTAATTGTGGTTGATATGTTCTTTTAGTAGATTGGAATGATTGTCTATTAACTAAATAAAAGTTAAAGTAATCAAATTGTCCATATCTATTTTTCCATTTGATTCTTACATTAGGATATTTTTGTAAACAAACATCTGTAAAATTAATAGAAGAACCCAATGCAGTTGAACCAGAATAAGCCTGTACACTAAATGTGTCCGTTAATATGTTTAATGGAAAATCACTACATAAAGGTCCAATAGGAAAATATTGTGTTTGTTGTGAAGATGATATTGAGCTACTTACGTTAATTGAAGCATTACCTAACGAACCTGAATAAACCATTCGAGTTGGTTGTGATGTTCCAACATCGCCAGTATAAACTGTCATCCACCCGTTAGTTTCATCTAAGAAAGATTGAGAAACAGGTCCATCACTCATTATAGGCCAATGAACTGATTTAGATACAATTTGTTGATTGATTGGTTCTTGAAATATAGCGTATCCATCTAATGCTTTGTATGCTGAACTTGATACATGTGAACCTGTAATAAAGTTTGTTCCATCTTGATATTGCCAATAGAAATCTACTGAATAGTATTTAACATTTGAAGTATTTGCAAATGCCAAATCAGTAAGTGTAGAATTCATTATTCTACTAACATCAAATATTCCACGTAGGGAATCGTTTGGATATTTCGTAAGTACATATTCAGGTACTGCAGGTTTTGCATTAGCTGAACCAGTCCAATAATACAAATCAGCGTAATACTGAAATGATGAACTATATACAACTGCAGTATTTTCAAACACAGTAAACGCCATTGGCGATTGTGCTAAAGATGCTGTTGCTGGATATTGAGTTATATTCAAAGCCATAGTAATCTTTTATCTTTTAACCAACAAAATTGGTTTTGTATTGGATGGTTAGGTTGGTAACCCTCTTAATGCTCTTTTTAATCCTATATCAACTGCATTCATAATAGTAGTTTGTATTATACCATTAACTGCGTTATCTATCTGTCTCTTTAATAATGGGTCATTAGCAGCTTCTTCGGCAAATGGTCTTTTCTTCATATAGACAGTACCATCTTGAACAAACTTACCATATTCTGCACCAGGAGGAGCATAATCTAAAGTAATAAATACTTTTGGTGTTTCTATCTTAATCTTACTACCCTTTTTAGTAGAAGTAGACTTAAGCATCTTATCAGTTGTGTTAAATGAACCAACTGTATTAAATAAATTACCGGTCTTATACGCAGGTCTAGACCTGTTAATCATATAAGTTTTAGCTAATGTTCTAAACGATTCGGCAACTTGTCTGAATTCTTTCATTAGAATGGATATAAATCATACATACATCTCGGTCTAGCATTGTGAGTAGTTAAATCAAATGTAGCTACCCATCCAGCTAATCCATTATCAAATCTATCAACAAATGCTTCACAATCAATCCCACCATCTAAATCAAAGTTATTCACAGCGTATTGTGTGTATGAAAGTAAATCGTTAAGAATAGCTAATGTATTTGCATGAATATCAACTGCATCATCTTTACCAAAGAATGGAACAATTTGTTTATTAAAAGGTCCTGTTGATTCGTTATTTTTTAATTTAACTTTATCAGCAACTGTAAGTTGACAAGTATAGATTGTTTGTGAATCTTCAAATCTTGCATTACTAACTAATATATTACCAATTGGATATGCTGGGAACTCATCAGTATCTATCTCAAAAATATCACCTTGCGTTACAACCTCAATAGATGGATGGTTTTCCATTATGATTTTAAAGTAATCTAAGACGTTATAATATAACGAATAGTTTATACCAGTATTTTGAACTACATTTCCCATATAATTTATAATTGGATACCGCCAAAGTATTGATTAGTGAAATCAGGATAAACTTGTGTAAGGTTACCAACACTCTCAAGATATTGTGGTATTTGGTTAGAGTAAGCTATCAAATAGTTTTGTAAACGAGTTGCGTAGAAATCTGCTGAATTCAATGCTTTCTGCAATAGGTAATCAATCTCATTCTTACCCGGTGATACCGATACTTCTGATTGATGCTTAACTGCACCTTCAGATTTGAATTGGATACCACTAAAGGGGATGTATTCAACACAGGCGTACCATATTAACGTAGGTTTGATATGGTCATTAATTAAATCCTGATAATAAGGGTTTAATGTACCCACAGTATTGTTTTCAATGTGTCCTTGTAAGAAATAAAATAACACAGTACCTAATAAATTAAGCATGTATTTGTCTTGTGCTGTTCTTACAAAAGGTAATAATCTATCAGCATCAATTGAACCCTGTAATGGTGAGTTCTTAATAATATCGTTTCTACTTACATATAAAGCGTATGCCATTGTATTTAGTTTTTAGTTTGAGTATGTTTTAACAAATTGTGGAGTGCCCATTATAATTCTTTCATCATTTATTGTTTCATCAACTGCTCCTTCATCTTCTATTGCTGCTGGGTTTTCACCTTCTTCATTAATATCATCTTGCACTTGCTCAGTTGTTTGTCCTGTTTCTTTTGCAGTTTCAGATAAGATTGCTAATGGAGTTAATTGCTCAAAGTATAATTCAGTATCTTCGTATCCACCTTCACTAAGTGCAGTTGTTAAGAAATTTATGATTAGGTTTTGAAACGGATTAATTGTCATCGTTTGTAAAATAGAGTAAGCTGTTTTCATTTCCTCTGATTGAGAACTGAAACCATTAGCTTGTGTACGAATACCAAATAGTAATGGAGATGTTACTCTATGCCCAACTAAGATTCTATCTTGTGCGTATTCAGCAACATATTTGTATTTGTCATGCAAATTATCTATGTTGATTGTTTCTAAGGTAGGTCTTCTTTCAGCATCATCGTTAAATGAAATCATAAATCTACCAGCGTTTCTAGTGCCTGTAAACTTAGATTCAATTAGTGATTCTATTGTTTGTCTTTCTTCAGGTGCTGGAATACCATTGTTCATATTAATCATTACTAATGGCATAAATCCATTCTCAATGTTATTAAGATGTAAGTTTGATAATTCAGCTTCTACATAAGCAAATTGTAATGCACTCATCCAATCAGGAAGTGAGTAGTAGTATTTACCTGGTGAGTAATTTTTAATATAAAGTAATTCCATCTTTTCATTTGATGTACCAAATGTAGGAATTTTCTTTTTGTTTCTTTGTGCTTTCTGGTCATTCCAATCTACACAATAGAAATAGTTTTCTATTTTAGGATTATCGTATATCTTCTCAGCACGAATTGTTTGAACTGGGATATGATAGAACTTAACAATCTTAGTATGCTCATCATTCCAATAAACTTGAAATGAAGCATTACCATATAGTTTCAAATCAAAGATACCTCTTTTAATTTCTTCTTGCGGTAATAACTTATCCAATATAGTTTGGAACTGCACACTCTTAGAGTACAATCCCTTACCAAATATTAAATCTGATATTCCTTCTATACAGGCTGCGTTAGTTGTTGATGTTGTATAACTATCGGTTATGTTTTGGAAGTAATCATCAGGTCCTATAATACCAACAGGTACCCATTGGTAACGTGTTTTTATATCTTCAATTACGATAGGTATATCTTGCTGTGATAGGTTTACAACCGAAAAATTCGTATTTTGTTTCATATTATTCCATTATTATGTATTCGTTGTCCGTCAAATTGCTTTTGAATGCTTCCTCAACACCTAATTGTGATATACGTTCAGGCTTATCTACTGATTGAGATGCAAATACTGAAATAGAACCATGCCAAATAGAGGATGTTCCATCAGTTATATATGCTCTATATTGGTCACCAATTGATGCTGATACCAAAGATGCTGTCCAATTTAATTTACTTTCGTAAGCATCATATGTGTAAGGTCTTCCCGAAGCACTAACTGATGCAGATGTATTTTGCAGTGTCAACATATCTTGCAATTGTAGTACAAGATTTGATGAACCTGTTGGTTCTATTCTAAAAGTGTAATTATTGCTTCCTGAAATGTAATAAGCTAGCATTAGGTTGTCTTTATATTGTGTTTATCTATACATTTAACAATCATTGCTAATAATATAGTGAAAGAGCATAAAAAAAGGGAGAACTGAGTCCTCCCTTTAATATTTTAAAGCGATATACTGATTAGTTAGTTCCGTTTACGATTGTAGGCGGATTAGTAACTGAGCCGAATGGGTTACCGAATGTTGAACCTGAGATAAATGATGCAGGGAATTGTTCCATACCAGTGAAAGTAATAGAATAACCATAAAGGTCACCTAATGCTGCTCCTGTTTGTAGAGTTCCTGCAGTTACATCTGCTCCCTCTCTTTGTCCTACTAATAGAGTATCTCCATTCATAGTGTGTACAAAGATTTGAGGTCTTCCATAAGCCATTAATTTTAATTGAGTTGTCATCTCATTTGTTAACTTCTTCAAGTTTAATACTAATTCTTGGTTGAAGAATGTAGTACCATTTTCTCTTGATGAGTTTACAGTTTCAGTATATGCACTCGTTCCTTTAAGTTCGTAGTAGTATGCTGTAAGGCCTGAAGGTAATGATTCAATTAAATCATCACTTACACCGTTTGTTGCGGTAGCGAGTGAACCGGTCCAGTTTACAAAGTAAACTCCAGCTAGTCCACCTACTGATTCCTTACAAACTTCGTTACGTCCTAATGTTAAATTACAAGGCATGTTGATTAAGTTTTTAGTTTTTAATTTTTGTTCTGAAACTATTATGAGTAAAGGGAGGTATGGATAACCTCCCTATTACTTACTCAAATATTAATAGTTTTTGTATAAAGCGATGTCATTTCCGATACCGTACTCTGTATCTGCTGTATAGCGTAAAATTATCCTGAAATTCTGACTGCCATCTAAGTCTTCCATGTCTAACACTTTAACTTGGTTGTAATCACTCATCAAACCAGTTCCGAAGAATAAGTTAGATTTTTGTGCTGCAACCATTGCAGAAGATGCAAGACCAGGACAAAGTGCCAATTCAACTCCTTGGAAGTTTAATGGCTTCTCACCTACATTCATTTGGTTGTTGAAACCATTTGCTCCAGCACTTCCGCCAGATAATGCTTGTTGGTAAGCCTTAGCTACGTTAGTAGGGATGTAGATAGTTAAATCTTCCTTACCATACACAGTTTGAGGGATTGCGTTGTATAAACTGTCTAATGCAGATAATACGTTTGCAGATGTAATAGAACCAGAAACAGAAGCTGTTACAGGAGCGTTTACACCACCAGCTACTACTGATGAAGATAATGCACTATACAAACCAGAGAATTCTCCGTTTGTTGCGCTGTTACCTCTCCAAATAGAGATTTCAGTTGCTTCAGCAACTTTACCACCTACATAAGAGATTAAGAAATCTGTAAATGATGCAGGGATAGTATCAAATGCGCTATAGCCCAATTGTAAAGCTTCCCAGCTATCTACGAATTCTTGCTTACATAATTGTAAGTTTACTTGTAATTCTTTTGGTTCTAAGATTCTCTCAGTAAGAGCTACAGTACCAGAAGTTGTGAAATCACAAGATGCATCATTAACGATAGAATCAACAGCAATTCTTTGAATTACTGATTTGAATTTAACGTTAGGCATGATTGTGATGTATTTGTTATCAAGCGTTCTTGCTGATAACAAAGCTGCAGCTATATATTTACCTGCGAACTCACCTGCGTAAGTTGTGGTAATTACCGGCTGAGCAAAGTTTTGATTTTTTCTCATGTCAATCTTTTTTGTTGTTTAATTATTTATATAGTTTTGATAAAAATTGTGATTGCGAATTAGCAACCTTTCTACCAAAGTTATTTTGTTTTTGAGATTTAGCTAACGGAGATTCATCTACCGGTGCACCATCTAATTTAGGAAGGTCTTCTTCCATTTCCTCATCTTTCTTTTCTTCAGAAGGTTTCAAAGCTTCTTCGAAAGATGCCATTTTCTTTTCCATCTCATCAATACGATATTGTAATTTTTCAACTACTTTACCCATATCTTCAGTTAATGGGTCAACGGGTGCATCTACTGCATCACCACCTTCTCCATCAGTACCAATATCTTCACCTGCGATAGATTCCATTTCTTCTTCTTTAGGTACTTCAGGATTTGCTTCTTCAACATTCTCTCTTTCGGTAATCTTA